ATGCTGGGTGATTGTTTCCCTCCTGATTTTAAGGCTAATTTTAGTCGTGAAAGAGGTATATCACCCGGTGATGTATTGTATCTTCATTGTGATTTTACGACCCCACCTAAAGTAAAATATATGGTGGTTGTTTGCTGTGAACCTCTTTTAGTTCTTCTAATAAATTCAGATATAAATGAATTTATTAAGAGAAACAATGATCTTATGGCTTGTCAGGTCGAAATTAATAGAGAGGACCATGATTTTCTTAAATGGGACTCATTTGTTAATTGCATTGAGGCTCATGCTGCTTTCGATCTTGAAATTATTAAAGAGAAAATAGCCATCCAATATGGTGACGTGCTAAAAGGTCGCATTACAGATCATTGTATGAGACAAGTTCGATGTGCAGTTGAGATATCTAAAACTATGGTTAAACGGCATAAAAAACTGATACTCGCTGCTCTTCAACATTATGAATAAACCCATCTTTGGATGGGTTTATTCATATTCTATTTAAATGAGCCTTTGTTTATGGGTTCTGACCCTTTCCCACTCAGCACGCCCTTCTTCTCGCCTTTTGTCTATGTATTCCGCAAGATCCTGAATATTGATGCAACGTTTTGCTTTTTGTGATGTGCCGATGCGATATGTTGGAACGGGCAACTTACAAGCGTTTGCTTTTGCTTCTGCCGTGGCTGGACTCATGCCAAAGTACTTTTGGCTAACTGCTGAGAGTTCAATGTTAGGGGTATTGAATTCAGCCATCAGTAAAAACAAGGTGTTCATAATTTTCTCCATCAAAACCGGCTGCACCCGGGAAAATCATAATTCTGTGCTGGTGGCAGGAATTAATTTCTGCCAGATAGCGGAAACATATTTTGCCTGATGACGGGCATCGGCTAGGGCGTTGTGCCGTTCGCCATCGAAAGGCATGTCCATTTTGGGGTCGAATCCGATGGAACGCCCAAGCGTAACGATCGTGCGTACATCGTGGTCATTCCAGTATGCCCACGGGCAGATTTGTCCTGCTCGCTCATAAGCTCCACGTAAAATTACGTTGTCGAAGGTGGCCCCGTTACCCCAGACTTTTAAATATTTCGTATTGGCTGCGTGCCGGTTAATGAAATGATTTAGTTCTGAGAGAGCATCGCTGATCGACAAAGTATCATCAATACAGATTGCAGCTCGTGCTTCAGGGCTTTGTTTCAACCACCACAGGATGGTATCGCCGTCAGGTGTAGCTCCTTGCCCCATAGCACTTTCCAGGCTAACAACCGTATAGAATTCTTGTCCGATGTCTCCGGTTTCTGGAGTGAAGAACACCGCGCCAATGGAAACGATCGGTGCATCCTTATTTTTCCCCATCGTCTCAAGGTCGATCATTAAGTTGTTCATCACTTCACCTCCTGCGGCGGTTCCGGTAGCGGCATCCAGTGAGTTGCTTGCTCAATACCATTACCCGGCTTAATCGTTGCATCTCCGCGCCGAAAGGTGCTTCCGGTATAGCGTGCGGAGCATATTAGCGGTTCAACCAGAGAGCTATCGAAATTCACCGAAATAAGCACGTTCTGGCCCTTTTCAGGCATTCGCTCACTACAGCTTATCCAACCATCCGGAGTTACCGGAGAGTTGCCAGCATTGCGCATGGCAATCTCCACGATTTCAACCATATCTCCTGGCGGAATTTTGCAATGCTGACCAAAGCGCCTCTGCTGTCTGGCATATTCGAGGATGTGCTCCAGCTTGGTACGATTAATCATGATTTATCTCCCTTAAGCATGGTGGCGCGGCAGTCGTTCCAGCCTTCAGCATAATCACTATACGCAAGAGCCCAACCGTTTCTGTATTCACGCGGCAACTTATCAGGCACTGGCGGGGCGGCGTATAGCTGGTGCGTTCCATCAGGCAGCGAGTGACCAACATACTCACCGAACCCGTCAACACACATGCACCCATCTTCAATAATGCATGACGCCACAGGCTCTGCTTCCAGCGATGCCAGAGCAATTCGTGCCAGTTCTTCCGCTTCTTCTGCTGGCAGTACAACGTTGCTACCAGGTCCGTATGTTTCGCGCCACTGCTTGATTGTCAGTAGTCGCTCTTTGGTAATAGTGGTCATGTGTTACTCCTTAACCCGCTGTGCTTTCAACTGACGAGGGGAACAAAATCTTTTCTTCAAATCCGGCATTCATATCATGGACAGCAACACACCAATCCATTGACGAACGATTATCAAGAGCCTCCATGATTTCATCCATGCGGCGTAGGTCATACAGGTAAATGTTTTTATCGCCAATGGTGTAAAAACCAATTTTTTTCGGTGACGGGCAGCGATCAAGAACGTTCTGTAATTCGCTCAACCATGCCTGTTCCTTTTTTGTCAAAGTTGCCATATCACTCTCCTTTGATGCGAATGCCAGTGGTACTCATTCTCCTGATTTCCCAGAGCACACGAGGAACACCACCGTTTCCGACCGGATCGCGTTTACTCCGCAGGGCGACGCTTGATTCCGCCCAGCTTTTTCTTGGAGGAAGCTCTTTCACACGAACAAAACCAGCTGCGCGAAGAGATGCTCCTGATTCATCTGCCTGGGTGTACGTAATACAACGTTGATAACCCATAGCCTTTGCTGCCCGCCAGACAGCACCATAAAGCGCGCTGTTAGCGTTGCGTTCTCCTGTGGTACATGTGCGATTTACTTCAAGCGTTAATCCATCGTCCAAATGTCGTGCAACAGGTCTACCGGCTGTCGCCACACCTATCAATTCTCCGGCATCATTTCTCAGACCAATGCTGAATTTATGCCCCACCGGGGGTTTATTGTGTCGGTGATGTCTGGATATAAACGCCTTCGCAACACGAAGAGTAACCGGTGAAATCTGCACTCTCACTCTCCTTTGATGCCAATGTTTACAGCCGGGCAAGCCTCTTTGAGCACCCAGTCAACAGCGTCTTTCCATGCTCCGGTTTCGACTGGCGGGTTCTCACGTTTTACCTGCTCATAAAAACGCACCGCTTTAATCAGTCCTTCCGGTACTACTGGCGATGGCTGTTTAGCTTCTAAATCAGCAATTCTGTCAACCACGGCATCTACAGCATCTGAAAAGCCGAACAAGTTGCTCCACTCCGGCCTATCCCCGGTTGCTGCAAAATACATATCAGCTAAAGCAGACTCAGCATGATCACGCTCGCTGATGAGTTGCTCTTCGCTTTTCTCCAGTTCAGCAATACGCTTACTTCCATCCGAGATAACACCTTCGTAATATTCACGCTGCTCGTTGAGTTTTGATTTTGTCTCCTCAAGTTCAGCAACCAGTTTTCGAAGCCCTTCAATCTCACCATTGCGAGCAATGAGGTCGCGGCACATGCTTTCGTTCTCATCCAGCAGTGCCAGCACGGTAGCCGGATTGGCTGCGGCTATGAATCGTTTATTGGAGCGATTATCCGGTCCTGAGCATGATGCTATGTAGTAATTGGCGTTCAGTCCGGCATCGGCAATTACTCCATGGTAGTCATCAGCACACCATTCGCCTGGTGTTGCATTTTCTGCCGCCAGTCGCAGAGCCTGATAGTTAATCTCGCTCACTGGTTGCCTCCTTTACGGATCTGCGCTGCGATGCGCGAAAAAAAAGACTCCCGCGTATGACTGTTAAGAGCTGGCGCGAACGCTGCGTTAAGAACGGCAGCATCACAGCCGTCATCGATATAGAGCGCAATTTTTTTCTCCAGGCGCGCTTTGGCTTCCTGCAACTGCATACCCCGGCACGCACGTGGGATATACTCAGCAATTTGAGCGATAGATTTTTCGTTCTGGTTAAACATGCTTCACCTCGATAGGCTTGATGCTGTCGATCAGCAGTCGGCGGCGCGTATTTTCTGCAAAGTGGCGGCGTCCGGTTTCTTTGTGGTAAAACTCGTTTTTTCCGACGACCCACATCCGCTTTGTCTGGTGCAGTTTTTTTACCTGCGGACCGTCTCGGGTGATAACAATTCCTGTATGAGTTTTTATCACGCTCATTTCTTATTCTCCGGTGCTTTCGGCATTACTGCCCAGTGAGTGATATTGACGTTTTCAAGGTCCCCGACCTGAAATGTCCACTGCCATTCTCCGGTTTCTTTTTGTCCCCAGGTGTACCAGAGAGAACGCCAGCCAATTAGCCAGCCTTCTCCGTTAGCATCAAATAACAGAACACTTTCATTTGCTGGTGGCAGTTCAACTGACACTGGTATTATTTTGTTTTCCAGTGCCGCACATTTAGCTTCAAGCGCATCGAATTTACGTACCAGGTACTCAGCATTTGTTTCGTTCACTTTCAGATCTCGCGGTACACATTTCCCGCGAAGAAACCCTTCCATTTCGAAAACATTCATGCGCATTTGCGTAACTCCGATAACTCGTTAAAACGTTCCATAAACATCCCGTAGGCATGGCCTGGTGACAGTGGAATAACTTTGAACATCTCTGTCGCCGGGATACCTTCCAGTACAGGCCAGAAAGAGCCATCATCAAGCCCGAGATCGCGGCGTTCGGTTGCCAGCATAATGAGATCGGCATATTTCACTGGCGTGCTCATAACAGGAGGTAACCCGTATTTCTCACGGATTACGGCGTCTATTTTTTCTTCCATCCGTTTATAGTCAGGAAGAAGGCGTTTCAGTGGTGCGGGGATGTCCTGGCAATATGCTTCTGTTGCATCATGCATTAACGCTTCAAAAGCAAATTCCTGCGGCACCAACTGGCTGCAAAGCACCGCATGCTGGGCGACACTGTAGAAGTGTGAAAGATGTCCTGCAAAGCGACAGATATTTGAAAGGGAAACTGCGATATCGTTAATCACGATGTCGTCTTTATTTATCTTGTCATAATAAAAATGCTTCCCGGAAAAAGTTTTAATAAATGACATTTCGTTCTCCACTTTATATGCGCTGCACCGCGTTGAATTCGGGTAAAAGAAAGCCCTCACCGTCCGGCGATTATTGAGTCAATTACATTTCCATGAATGCCCCCGTAGGGGCGGTTAGTTTCTCCACAAAACAGAGAAGAACACCTGCGGTGGCAGCCGCCCGGATGGATTGGGTTATGAGCTCGTCGTCCGGTGATGCTCTTCTCTGTTTTGTAAAAAGGACGGTACCAGCCGGAAGCAAGGGTACAAGCTGGTACCTCCAAGACTACACACAGCAATGAAACTATTGCCTGTCTTTTCACCACTTCAGGCTCGGTGGTATGCTGGAGTTCTCACACAGCCAGCAAGGAAACCTAATGAACCAGTTTTATGTTCACGTTCGTCTGTTTGAAGCAACAGCCGAACAGACCAAAAAATTTGAAGAATTAATGCTTAACTTTCTGTACCAGAAAACAATCAAAGAGTCTGACGATAGCTGCTGCAGACTGATTCCAGAGGGATATATCCTCAAAAGCACAATGAACTGCCAACAAATCCTTGATCAAACTTTTTCCATTGCTAACAGTGCTGGTGTTGACGCAAATATATTTGTCTGCAAATTTGAACAAAGCGCATGCTTACTTCCGTCTGCTTCCTTAGTTGGCAACGATTTTGTTCATCACGATCTTACGCCTAAGCCCATCAAGCTCGATTCTTAATGCCTTAACCATTGTGTCGTGATAAACACGGCTCACCCTCTCTCCATTGCATGGCAGGGGGGTGATCGTGTTAGCCATGAAATTCATGAACTTGGTTCGATCAGGGTCTTGCGCCCCGCAAGTCTTTAATGCCTGTTTTGCTAACAAAATACGGGCCTCAGTGCCTGCATTTGGCTCTATCTGCTGCAAACGTTTAGCGTCTTCCAGCAACAATGCGATCACATGCTTCAAATTCTGCTCATTCATCTATTCTCTCCACTGAAATCATCCGCTAACGAATCATCCCGGTCTTCGTACGTACCAGGCGGGCTACTTCGTGGGCGTCCTGCCTGTTCGTTGTTTCGCTTGGGTACATTATGTATCTCAAAGGTACATTGTCAAGTATAAAAAAACCTGCCGAAGCAGGTTCATAAACATTGATTAGGCTTTGATTTTGTATCTTCTTGGTTTTCCTGAGAAAATCACTGTACCAATTATAGAGCAATTACCGTTGATCTTAATGTAAGGCTCAGGCCAGTTTGGGTTTAACGCTTTGAGATAACGCTGTGTCCCATCTTCTATCAACCTTTTGAAGGTGGTTTCGCCTGTATCGTGCATCAATGCAATAACGTCGTCACCGTGGCAGGCAGGTACTTCAGGATCGACAAAAATCATGTCTCCCGGGCGGTACTCATCAATCATTGAATCACCTATCACCCGCAAGATATAAGTCATTTCCCCACAGGGTACAGGGCAGGGATACGTTTCTGCTGTGCTCAAATCAACCTCAGAATATCCAACTTCTTTCCATGCTCCGGCCTGTACCCATGATATGACAGGGACTAATGTGATTTGTTTATTAGTGATTGAAACATCAGGTTTTTTTGTGATGTTCGTTGTCTGGTGTTCTTGATCGAGCCATCCGACAGGCAGGTCGAAACATTTTTCGATGTGTCGTGCCATGCTGTCACCGATATTTTTAGTAGCACCATCTCCCATAAACCTGCTGGTCTGGGTTGGCTCGCGATCAATCATAGTGGCAAAGGAAGAATTCCCGCCAACACCATCTCTCAGTTTTCTGGCGTTAGACCGCCGGATGTCATGGATTGTTTTCATAACGAAATTAAAACCCGTGTACCGTTAAGGTACAAGTATCTTGAAGGTTCATTTCAATCATGTAATATGTACACCGGAGGTACATATTGTATGAAAGCGTATTGGGACTCTTTAACCAAAGAACAGCAGGGCGAGTTGGCCGGAAAAGTTGGCTCAACACCTGGCTACTTACGGCTGGTTTTCAATGGCTATAAAAAAGCCAGTTTTGTGCTGGCTAAAAAACTTGAGCAATGCACGTCAGGTGCAATTACGAAATCTGACTTAAGACCGGATATCTATCCGAAAGATTAGCAGAACACTTTCAATTTTTAACCACAGAACGATGAGGCTAACCGTGGGTAAGCATCACTGGAAAATAGAAAAACAGCCTGAGTGGTACGTGAAAGCTGTCAGAAAAACTATCGCGGCGTTGCCGGGTGGTTACGCTGAAGCGGCTGACTGGCTCGATGTAACAGAAAACGCTTTATTCAACCGCCTTCGTGCAGATGGCGATCAGATTTTCCCGCTGGGATGGGCAATGGTTTTACAGCGTGCTGGTGGCACTCACTTCATTGCTGATGCTGTGGCGCAGTCTGCAAATGGCGTCTTTGTGTCTCTTCCTGACGTCGAGGATGTGGACAACGCCGATATCAACCAACGCCTGCTGGAAGTCATTGAACAGATCGGCAGTTATTCAAAACAGATTCGTTCAGCAATTGAAGACGGTGTAGTGGAACCGCATGAGAAGACAGCAATTAACGATGAGCTGTACCTCTCAATTTCGAAGCTGCAGGAGCATGCAGCACTGGTCTACAAAATCTTTTGCGTTTCAGAAAGTAGTGACGCCCGCGAGTGTGCAGCTCCGGGCGCCGTGGCGTGTCGTGACTGTGGAGAAACTAACGCATGAACAGTTTAACAACACACTACCGTCGCTCGCAACTGATTGCGCTTCCTGTACCGGGTGGAAAAGCGAAGGTGGAGTATTGCTATGCAGTAAATGTACCAGGTGACAGGGAAATTGTAACCCACAGCTTTGCAGAGTGGGCTGTGGGTGATTTCAACCGGCAGAAGGAGACAGTCCTTTGCGACAAGTTAACCGCTGGTTCAAAGATCACTACGGAGTGCCCGTCAGAGTCATTCGTTGGGAACCGGAAACACAACGGGTTATCTACCTCCGCGAAGGCTATGAGCATGAGTGCTTCAGCCCGCTCGAACAGTTTCGTCGTAAATTCAGGGAAATAGAGGTCGGTCATGAGCACTAAATTAACCGGCTATGTATGGGATGGTTGCGCTGCATCAGGCATGAAGTTATCCAGCGTGGCAATTATGGCCCGCCTGGCTGATTTCAGTAATGACGAAGGTGTGTGCTGGCCATCAATTGAAACCATTGCCCGCCAGATTGGCGCGGGGATGAGTACCGTCAGAACGGCTATCGCACGGCTGGAAGCAGAAGGCTGGTTAACGCGTAAGGCGCGTCGCCAGGGTAACCGCAATGCGTCGAATGTTTATCAGCTTAACGTTGCGAAGCTTCAGGCAGCGGCATTTTCTCAACTGTCAGATTCTGACCCGTCAAAATCTGACGCATCAAAATCTGACCCGTCAAAATTTGATGCGTCGAAATCTGGCAAAAAAGCGGGTTTTCACCCGTCAGAATCTGGCGGGGATCCGTCAGTAAAATCAAAACATGATCCGTCAGATAAAAAACCTTCTCGTCCGGACGCTTCGCAACCGGACACGCAGACGGCTGAACAGGATTTTTTAACTCGCCATCCTGATGCGGTTGTATTCAGCCCTAAAAAGCGCCAGTGGGGGACGCAGGATGATTTGACCTGCGCACAGTGGCTCTGGAAAAAAATCATCGCCCTGTACGAGCAGGCTGCCGAATGTGACGGCGAGGTGGTTCGTCCCAAAGAACCGAACTGGACAGCCTGGGCAAACGAAATTCGCCTGATGTGTGTGCAGGATGGTCGTACTCACAAACAAATCTGCGAGATGTACAGCCGCGTCAGCCGCGATCCGTTCTGGTGCCGTAACGTGCTCAGCCCGTCGAAGCTGCGGGAAAAATGGGATGAGCTTTCCCTGCGCTTATCGCCGTCCGTCAGCACGTACACCGAAAAACGCGAAGACCCGTACTTCAAAGCCAGTTACGACAACGTGGACTACAGCCAGATCCCGGCAGGATTCAGGGGGTGATCATGAGTCTATTAAATGACGTTCAGAAATTCATTGAAGCCCATCCGGGGTGTACTTCCGGAGACATTGCAGATGCTTTTGCTGGTTACTCACGGCAGCGCGTTCTGCAGTCAGCAAGCAAGTTACGTCAGAGTGGGCGTGTGGCTCACCGTTGTGAAGGGGATACACGCAGACATTTCCCGCGCCTGACTGAGAGAGCGCAGGAGCCGGAACCACAACCAGTTCGTGAAACCAGACCTGTGCGCAATTTCTATGTCGGCACTAACGATCCCCAGGTGATTTTGTGCCTGACCCGCCAGGCGGAAGAACTGGAGTCCAGGGGCTTATTTCGTCGTGCTGCAACCGTGTGGATGGCGGCATTCCGTGAAAGCCACTCCCAGCCAGAACGAAACAATTTTCTGGCGCGTCGTGAGCGGTGCTTACGGAAAAGCAGCAAGCGCGCTGCATCGGGTGAAGAGTGGTATCTGTCAGGGAATTACGTGGGGGCTTAATGAGTAATAAATATTGCCAGGCGCTGGTGGAACTGCGGAACAAACCAGCCCATGAACTGAAGGACGTGGGCGATCAGTGGCGCACGCCGGACAACATTTTCTGGGGAATTAACACCCTGTTTGGCCCGTTTGTTCTGGATCTGTTCACTGACGGTGATAACGCCAAATGTGCTGCGTATTACACGGCGGAAGACAACGCGCTGGCGCATGACTGGTCAGAACGTCTTGCGGAGCTTAAAGGTGCTGCCTTTGGTAATCCCCCATACAGCCGCGCCAGTCAGCATGAGGGGCAATACATCACCGGCATGCGTTACATCATGAAGCATGCCAGTGCCATGCGTGATAAGGGCGGGCGCTATGTTTTCCTGATCAAAGCTGCCACCAGCGAAGTTTGGTGGCCGGAAGATGCAGACCATATTGCTTTTATTCGCGGGCGTATTGGTTTTGAACTGCCTGCCTGGTTTATCCCGAAGGATGAGAAGCAGGTGCCGACAGGAGCGTTCTTCGCTGGTGCTATTGCTGTTTTCGACAAGACCTGGAAGGGACCGGCAATCAGCTACATCGGGCGCGATGAACTTGAGGCATGTGGTGAGGCGTTTCTGGCGCAGGTTCGCCAGCAGGCAGAAAAACTTGTCAGGGAGATGGCGGCATGACGACGTTAACCCAATGCCAGCAGCAGGTGCTGGATATGCTGATTTCTTACCAGCAAGAGCGTGGCTTTCCGCCAACCAATCAGGAGGTGGCAACCATGCTGGGATACCGTTCAGTGAATGCAGCGGTGGAGCATCTTCGCGCACTGGAGAAAAAAGGCGTCATCACGATAAAGCGTGGCGTGGCCCGGGGGATAACGCTTCATACCGCGGTGAAGGACGACGACAGCGAGGCGGTCGGGATTATCCGCGCACTGCTTGCCGGTGAGGAAAACGCCAGGCTGCGTGCAGCCCACTGGTTACATGAGAGGGAACTGAAAGTATGAAGCTGATTCTGCCTTTTCCGCCCAGCGTGAACACGTACTGGCGACACCCCAACAAAGGGGCGTTTGCAGGTAAGAGCCTGATAAGCGCGGCGGGGCGAAAATTCCAGAGCGCGGCGTGTGCAGCAATAGTTGAGCAGTTACGTCGTCTGCCAAAACCAACGTCGGCACCTGCTTCAGTGGAGATCGTGTTGTTTCCTCCAGATAACCGGATCCGCGATCTGGACAACTATAACAAGGCGCTGTTTGACGCCCTGACCCACGCTGGTGTGTGGGAAGACGACAGTCAGGTGAAAAGAATGCTGGTGGAGTGGGGACCGGTTATCCCGGAGGGGAAGGTCGAGATCACTATCAGTAAGTACGAAAAAGCGAGTTGCAAATTAGCAACTCGGTAACGGAATTGAGCAACACCCTAAATTTGGGTATTACCTCGTTAAAGATACTGTATTTATGAACAGTGTATCCTTGATAACTATTAAAAATCGCAGTAAGTTCATCCTGCATCAACGAAAAGGGAGTGCAGTCCCGCTCGTGGATAAAAATTTGTGGAGAAACCAATGAATCAGTTGCTTGTAATTGATGGCGTTTCTGTGCGCCAGTACTTCGAATCTAACTACTGTCTTAACGACCTTCAGAAAGCTGCTCTTCTTGCCGCTGGTGAGAATCGCTCCTCCCGTTCGCTGGAAGTTCACGAGTTTATGCGTCGTCCTGAAACGAAGGCTCTTGTGGAATTATTGGAAGAAGAAACTACGGGAGATTCCCGTAGTATTCCTGTCATCACCATTCAGGGGCGCAATGGTGGGACGTATGTCTGTAAAGAGCTGGTCTATGCATATGCAATGTGGATCAGCCCGGCATTCAGCTTAAAAGTGATACGTACTTTTGATGCGCTTCATAATTCATCACCAGAAGAAACCACATCCGACAAAATTAAATCCGGGGTCATTCTGCTTGAATCAGCAGCAAAGACTCTAAATCTGTCAAACTCCTCGAAACTTGGTGCATACCAGAAATTATCAAAGGTAGCTGGTCTTCCTGAACTTATGCCGATCTATGCCATTGATGCACCTGCTGATGCGCCAGATGGTTCAAGCCGCCCTACGCTGTCGCTGAGTGTACTGCTGAAGCAGTATGGTATCCGCCTGACAGCTAATCAGGCATATCACCAGATGGTGAAGCTGGGGATCGTCGAGCAGCGCGAACGATACAGCCGTACCGCGATTAACAACATCAAAAAATTCTGGTCGCTGACAGCGAAAGGCTGCATGTTCGGCAAGAACATCACCAGTCCCGCAAATCCGCGCGAGACGCAGCCGCATTTCTTCGAATCCCGATTCCCTGAGCTGTTAAAGCTGCTCGATACCGTTCATTGAGGTGACCGTGAGAGCACTACTGACCCCTGAAATTGCCCCGCGTATGGGGATCGTATTGTTCAGACCCGGTTCAGAGCTGATGCCCCTGTTTATGCAGGGGCGTGTCCTGCTGGAGCCTGAGCCGGAACGTTATTCATCTTTCGCCAGTGGTGCCGTACCGGCGGCATCACAACCGCTGGCGGATGATCCTGCCGTTCGGGCCGTGTTCCGCAATGAGGCAGTGATCCGTCGTGCTGGTGGCGTGGAATGTCTTGAAAGCTGGTTACTTCGTGAAAAAGGCTGCCAGTGGCCTCATTCCGACTGGCACAGCGAGAACATGACAACAATGCGACACGCGCCGGGCGCAATCCGTCTGTGCTGGCACTGCGATAACCAGCTGCGCGATCAGTTCACGGAACGGCTGGAATCAATGGCAACGGATAACTGTGCCCGCTGGGTGTTGTCTGTTGTGCGTCGGGATCTCGGTTTTGATGATAGTCACGTTGTGACAATGCCGGAACTGTGCTGGTGGCTGATTCGTAATGACCTGGCGGATGTCTTACCGGAAAGTGCAGCCCGTAAGGCACTGAGATTACCAAAGCCTGTTGTGCCGTCTGTCACCCGGGAAAGTGACCTTGTGCCTTCGGCTCCTGCCACCAGCATCATCCAGGATAAGGCAAAAAAGGTGCTGGCGCTGAAAGTGGATCCGGAGTCGCCGGAGTCTTTTATGTTACGCCCAAAACGTCGCCGCTGGGTTAATGAAAAGTACACGCGCTGGGTTAAGACACAGCCGTGTGCATGTTGTGGAAAGCCTGCTGATGATCCCCACCACCTGATAGGCCACGGTCAGGGGGGAATGAGTACAAAAGCGCATGACCTCTTTGTGTTGCCTTTGTGCAGAAAGCATCACGACGAGCTGCATGCGGATACCGTGGCATTTGAAGAGAAGTATGGCTCCCAGCTGGAGCTGATATTTCGTTTTATCGATCGCGCGCTGGCAATTGGCGTGCTGGCCTGATTTTTTCGGAGAAAGGTGATGCGTGATATTCAGATGGTTCTGGATCGTTGGGGAGCATGGGCGGCGAGTGATAGTTCAGGAGTAGATTATTCTCCTATAGCTGCTGGGTTTAAAGGGCTTCTTCCCTATACAAGCAAAACACGTCAGGCTTGTTCAGATAGTGATGCATTAATTATTGAAGGTTGTCTTGCACGTCTAAAGCAAAAAAGACCTGATGAGCATTCGCTTCTTGTGGCCCATTACCTATACGGTATCTCTAAAAGAAAGCTCGCTAAAGCTCGCAAAAAGGATGAGAAAATAATACGCATTGAGATACAGATGGCTGAGGGATTTATAGAAGGTTGTCTAGCTATTCTAAATGTTAGCTTAGATATGGATTAATATCTTGGTTTGGATAAGCAGGTGTGCTTGCACCTGCTTAATATTATATGTGGGGTAATATCCAGTTTATTTTCCTCCAGGTACTTGCAAATGAAACTATTGATACGATCAGGGTCGAGAAACCATATAAGGTTAGGGCGAAATCAAGTCTTACAGAGGTAATGGTGATTTTTTCATTTATAAACATTGCTATCAGCGGGAAAATACATGCTAATATTAAGGTAACTCCCGTAGATAACAGGTTATGAATAATTTTAGGTAAAATCTTGTTTTGTTTTAAAGCAAAAATAATTCCATCAGTACTTGAACTTGCAGAACTGAAGATGGAAATAGCGGCCAATACAAAACCAAACAAAATGCCTGCCACCGTAGATAACACTCCGGCTGTACTTAAGATATCAGAGTGAGCCATAGGCGCTAGGTATTTCCCAAGCACCCAAGCTAACAGCCCACTGATAACTATGTTAATTAAAACTTTAATAAGCATAATCATCATCCTTAAAAATAAGATCAGATTTCATATTGCTTTAAATACTGACCATGTTCAATTTTAGCACTGATCAAGGCAGTACGCACATCTGTTTCTTTTGCGTAGCCATCTTTTGTGTTAATGTTTTTTTCACTGATCAGAACTTGATTGAGAAGACTCCTTGAATGAGTATTTTTAGGTTCAGTGACATTAGCTTTACGTAATAAGTGAGGAACTTTTTCTATTAATTCCTTTATTCCACTTTTTACTTCATCACTGAGATAACCACGGATTAATTTACGTTGCGATGCTCTACCTCTAAGTGATAGTTTTAAATGCGAACCGCCCATCCCAGCCATCATTTCAATCATACTTTTGGAAAATGAATTCGAAAGGTCATAATCCGTTGCGCTAAAATTACGTGGAGCGGCGAGTGTAATTTCACAGCTACGTAAAGTGCTTCCTGTTTCAAGTAGTTCTTTTACACTTTCTTTTTTCCAAATTGCCTCAAACGCTACAGGTTTGTTTTCTTCAGAAAAATTGAATAAAAGAAATGCTAAATCGGAAACTTTAGGTCCTAAATGATTTTGAGATAAAACAAGAATGTCTTTCTTATAGTAGTAAATAAAATAAGTGCGTTCGACTATATATTTTTTATCATCTAACGGAATATTGTGCTCATCCCAATTTTCATCACCAATATAAGGTAAGTGGAAACCATCACGAGAGCATGATAGATAACCAAAATAGAACTCCGCCTGTGCGTCTTTTTCTAAGAATACAACCTTTAATTTTTTCTTATCAAACTCAGCGGTATAAGAATTTTGCGAAGGTGTAACAATGGTTGTATACATGTTGTCAAATGCAAGTTGTGCATTTGATGTAGTTGACTTCGTTCCTGAGGAGCTTTGGAAGAAACCGATACGCATTTTTTTTTGTTTAGTTAGTGGCGCGGAAGTGGCTGTAGTAGTCATTAAAATTACCCTTTATTATCCTTTTGAATCAATGGGTTGTGATTTGTTAATGATCCTGGGTTCGTTGCATATGCATAATCTATCAAAAAAAACTTACGCGGTCCGCATTTTCTCGTTTACTGTGTTAAGAGTGGTTACTTCGCCACACAGCTTAAACCCGCCGTCGAGCGGTTTTTTTGTACCTGTAAACCTGGTGCAGTACAGTAAACACGCTGGTGGTCGTGAATACTGACTTTTTATCTTGCTGGCTTTTTAGACAAGAGTTATTGGTATGTCATGTTAACCAGAAGGGAAAAAGACATGCTAAAACAGCAAGATATGACAGAAACCGCCGCCGCAGTCCTTCATTTCTTACCTGCTGACAAGTGGGTAACGCCACGCATGATGACGAGAACTACCGGAGTAAGCGAAGCCCGGTGCCAGTTAATACTGACTCAGTTAGTTCTGGCGGGTCTGGCGAAGGATAACGGCGGGTACGGGAATAAATTCAGACGCTGCCAGTAATGGCGGTTTCCTGCTGTGAAAATGGGCGGCTGGTGGGTGTTGGTAGCACCTGCCAGCCATTCGCTCATGCTTACTGGTCACAAGCGAACCACGGCCCACTGCTTTAGCGCAAAAGCAGAGTGAGCCTACCAGAGTTACGCTTACTGATCCATGAAAAATACTGTAAAAATAAACAGTGTTGATTTAATCAACGCTGATTGCCTGCATTTTATTCAGTCCCTGCCTGATGATTCCATTGACCTGATTGTTACCGATCCGCCGTACTTCAAGGTGAAACCCAACGGCTGGGACAATCAGTGGAAAGGGGACGAAGATTACCTTAAGTGGCTGGACCACTGTCTGGCCCAGTTCTGGCGGGTGTTAAAGCCTGCCGGAAGCCTTTACCTGTTCTGTGGGCATCGCCTGGCATCTGATATTGAGATCATGATGCGTGAACGTTTCAACGTGCTTAACCATATCATCTGGGCGAAGCCGTCCGGACGTTGGAATGGGTGTAATAAAGAAAGTCTGCGCGCATATTTTCCTGCCACAGAGCGCGTTCTGTTTGCTGAACATTACCAGGGGCCATATCGCGGCAAAAGTGACGGCTATGCGGCAAAAGAAAGGGAACTCAAACAGCATATAATGGCACCGCTGATATCGTATTTCAGGGATGCTCGTGCCGAACTGGGTATAACGGCAAAACAAATTGCCGAAGTCACAGGTAAGAAAAATATGGTTTCCCACTGGTTTGGTGCCAGTCAGTGGCAGTTGCCGAATGAGGCTGACTATCGGAAGTTACAGGCACTTTTTTCCCGTATAGCGGCAGAGAAGTTTCAGGAACAACAGCTGGAACAACCACACCACCAACTGGTGGCATCTTATGATTCACTGAATCGCAAATATTCTGAATTGCTGGATGAGTTTAAATCTCTCCGTCGCTATTTCTCCGTATCAGTCTCCGTGCCTTATACCGATGTCTGGATGCATAAACCCGTTCAGTTCTACCCGGGCAAACATCCGTGTGAGAAACCGGCGGATATGCTCAGGCAAATAATCAATGCCAGTAGTCGACCTGGCGATCTGGTTGCTGATTTCTTTATGGGATCCGGTTCCACAATAAAAGCAGCAATGGCGCTGGGGCGTCGGGCATTAGGTGTTGAGCTTGAGACAGAACGGTTCAATAAGACCATTCAGGAAATCAGTATGTTATCAGCAAATACAATTTTGTGAATTAACTCAATTATTAGTGGGACATCTGTTACGTATAATCCGTAACAACACGGTGCATCCTGCAATGTTGCAGGGCTGATGTGGTGGTTTGTGCATAAGTTGCAAAGGATTTGCTTCGTTAATTCATCGTTGACGCAAGCGAGCCACGGTTGACCACGCCAAAGGCTCATCGGTAGAAATCCGACACCGTGTCGCCATAATCACTCACTTGTTGTTTTACCCATGTTTTTTGGATTACCTGTTATTGCTGTCAGACGATTGCCATCGTCTGGCAGTTTTTTTGCGTCATCCCCCCAATTTTCTGAATATAACGCCACCGGATGATTCGGAGGTGAGGTTGTGAGTCCAATGGACAAAATTTCAACGGGTATTGCCTATGGTACTTCTGCAGGCAGTGCCGGCTACTGGTTTTTACAGTGGCTTGATCAGGTCAGCCCGTCACAGTGGGCGGCAATTGGTGTACTGGGAAGTCTGGCACTGGGCTTTCTGACTTATCTGACGAATCTGTATTTCAAAATCAGAGAAGACAGAAGAAAGGCTGCGAGAGGAGAGTAATATAATGGCCCAAAACTATGAAATGATTGTGAAAGGGATCCGCAATTTTGAGAATAAAGTTACGGTAACTTTAGCATTACAGGACAAAGAACGCTTTGACGGTGAAATTTTTGACCTGGACATCTCGCTGGACCGTGTTGAAGGTGCCGCGCTGGAGTTTTATGAGGCAGCAGCCAGAAGGAGCATCAGACAGGTCTTCCTGGATGTTGCTGCCGGGTTATGTGGAGGGGATGAGCAGTCGCCGGAAAAGCGCCCCATAATTTTAGAGGCGCAGAGTGTGTGGATAACCTACAAAGGAAAACTGCCGGGAAGAATTACTGGTTCACTGAAGACTCCGCCGAAATGGTAATTTCACCAGCATATTTTTCCTCCAGTAATACCGCCAGCCACTTGAAAGAATTTTGTTGTTGCTGGGACCATTTGGGATTGATTGATTCAAGCTGGAGCTATGCCAGTGTTGGTTGCATTTGTTCCTTGGGAATTGAGAATGCCAGATATGAAAATGCGACAGCAAGGGCATTTACATCATCCCGAAGCCTGGAAATGCAGTCGAGCAACTCCTGTAGAGAAATGGTGCTATTGTCCATAAACAATCCTCTCTATTGTATTTAACTATTCCTTGCCTGATTCAACAGGCCGGGACAGATAAACATATCCAGGGTTCAGAAACCGATAAATCCTAATAAATATCCATGAACGCAAAAATCAGATACGGCCTGTCGGCTACTGTACTAGTGCTGATTGGTGCAGGCGCGTCTGCTCCTCAAATACTTGACCAGTTTCTGGACGAAAAAGAAGGTAACCACACAACGGCATACCGTGATGGTTCCGGCATCTGGACCATCTGTCGGGGTGCCACGATGGTGGATGGAAAACCCGTTTTTCCCGGTATGAAACTGTCGAAGGAAAAATGCGACCAGGTTAACGCCATTGAACGTGATAAGGCGCTGGCATGGGTGGAACGTAATATTAAAGTACCACTGACCGAACCCCAGAAAGCGGGTATCGCGTCATTTTGCCCCTATAACATTGGCCCCGGTAAGTGTTTCCCGTCGACGTTTTATAAGCGGCTTAATGCAGGTGATCGTAAAGGTGCCTGCGAGGCGATTCGCTGGTGGATTAAGGACAGGGGGCACGATTGCCGCATTCGTTCAAATAACTGTTATGGTCAGGTTATTCGTCGTGACCAGGAAAGCGCATTAGCCTGTTGGGGGATAGAGCAGTGAGAAGAGTAATCGCGATTATTTATGCTCTGGTTATCTGCATCATCGTCTGCCTGTCATGGGCTGTTAATCATTACCGTGATAATGCCATTACCTATAAAGCCCAGCGCGATAAAAATGCCAGAGAACTGAAGCTGGCAAACTCGACAATTACTGATATGCAGGTGCGCCAGCGTGATGTTGCTGTGCTCGATGCAAAATACACGAAGGAGTTAGCTGATGCGAAAGCTGAAAATGATGCTCTGCGTGATGATGTTGCCGCTGGTCGTCGTCGGTTGCGCATCAAAGCAGTCTGTCAGTCAGTGCGTGAAGCCACCACCGCCTCCGGCATGGATAATGCAGTCTCCCCCAGACTGGCAGACGTCGCTGAACGGGATTATTTTACCCTCAGAGAACGAGTGATGGTGATGCAGAAACAACTGGAAGGAGCGCAAGAATATATCCGTACTCAATGTCTGAAATAAGTTCCCGGATACGCTGTATCGACGCTGTGTTTCCGTATTAACAGAAATAGTTGACTGATGTAGTTGACTTCATGTTCGTTGGTACGGAAATAATCGAAACGATGCACATCGGATTTTACAGTGTACAAGGTGTGAGGATTTATTTCCCGTCATTGTCCATTAGTACGATGGTAAAAGTAACCTGACCGGGTATTTAGTTCTTCAGTATTCCGTTGTGCTGTCTTTATTCTCTTCTCTGTTGACAGTCTTCGGCGACAGGCTTCAATGACCCATGCAGAAAAATTTCCTGATCCTTTTTCTTCAAGAGCAATATGTATCTGCTCGATCATTCGGTTTGGAAAGCGGATGTTACGGGTAGTTGTTCTGCTGGTTTTATTTTTTGATGACATGATGTTGTCCCGTGTTCAGTGTTGCTGATTTGTATTGTCTGAAGTTGTTTTTACGTTAAGTTGATGCGGATCAATTAATGCGACACCTGCGCCAAAATTGATTATTTGCCGTGGTTTCATGGTGTACATAGAAGTTGTGATGGTCTTTATGAACATGATAATTATTATCATTTGAATGGGTCCTTTCCGGTGATCTGGCAGGCTACGGGGCGGCGACCTCGCGCGTTTTCACTATTTATGAAAATTTTTCGGGAAAAAGTAGATCCGTTCTTCTTCTTTTTAACTGATTGATTATCAATAGAATATTAAAAATATAAAAGGATCTGACAAAGGCTGTTTTTGTCCGAAAACGCCATTTTCAGATCCTTTCTGGTTTCCGGATGAGTGTATGAACGTCAATAAGAAAAAACTGGCCGATATTTTTGGCGTTGATGTCAGGACCATCACCGCCTGGCAGAGTCAGGGGTTACCACTAGTTTCTGGTGGAGGGAAAGGGACTGAATCAGTTTTTGATACAACTGCTGCCATTCAGTGGTATGCGCAGCGCGAAGCTGATATTGAAAACGAAAAACTCCGTAAAGAGGTCGAGGATTTGAGGGCTGCCAGCGAATCAGACCTTCAGCCCGGCACCATTGATTACGAACGTTACCGACTGACGAAGGCACAGGCAGATGCACAGGAACTGAAAAATGCCCGCGACAGTGGGCAGGTCATTGATACAGGGTTTTGCCTTTTTGCTCTGGGAAGACTGGCACAGGAGATCTCTGCCATTCTTGACTCCATTCCATTGTCCATGCAGAGACAGTTTTCGGCACTGACGCCCGCTATGCTTGATTTCCTGAAAACCGATATAGCAAAGGCGGCAAACCGATGCGCATCAACGGCAGAGAAGTTACCGGAGATGCTGGATGAATACCTCAGAGAAGCAGCTAAATAACTTTGCTGTTGTTTGTGGAGTGGCACTTCGTGGGCTTTTACGCCCACTGCCTGTAACCACCGTTGAATGGGCCGATCAAAATTATTATTTGCCCCCGGAGTCCTCTTATCTTGCTGGGCGGTGGAAGACGTTGCCATTTCAGGTGGCAATAATGAACTGCATGGGTAATGACCGGATCCGCACGATTAATCTTATAAAATCAGCTCGAGTCGGTTACACCAAAATGCTGATGGGCGTTATTGGTTACTTTATTGAGCATAAAAACCGTAACAGTCTTCTGTTTCAGCCTACGGATTCTGCCGCTGAAGATTTTATGAAGTCTCATGTGGAGTCAACATTACGGGATGTTCCCTGTCTGAAAATTCTTTCCCCCTGGCTGGGACGTAAGCACCGGGATAACACGCTGACATTAAAAAGATTCACTTCCCGTGTGGGTTTTTGGTGCCTGGGTGGTGCTGCCGCCAAAAACTACCGTGAAAAATCCGTGGATGTGGTCTGCTATGACGAACTTTCCTCGTTCGAGCCGGATGTTGAAAAAGAGGGCTCGCCAACCCTGCTGGGGGATAAGCGTATTGAGGGCTCTGTATGGCCAAAATCCATTCGCGGCTCGACGCCTAAAATAAAAGGCTCCTGCCAGATCGAAAAAGCGGCCAACGAGTCGGCGCATTTCATGCGTTTTTATGTGCCCTGCCCGCACTGTGGGGAGGAGCAGTATCTGAAATTTGGCGATGAGTCCACGCCTTTTGGGCTTAAATGGGAGAAGGACAGTCCCGAAAGTGTTTTCTACCTCTGTGAACATCATGGCTGCGTGATCCATCAGTCTGAACTGGACCAGAGCAACGGGCGGTGGATTTGTGAAAACACGGGCATGTGGACCCGTGACGGTCTGATGTTTTTCAGCGCTGCGGGTAATGAAATTCCGCCGCCGCGCTCCATCACGTTCCATATCTGGACGGCGTACAGTCCGTTCACCACCTGGGTACAGATTGTCTATGACTGGCTGGATGCACTGAAAGATCCCAACGGCCTGAAAACCTTTGTGAACACCACGCTGGGCGAGACCTGGGAAGAGGCCGTGGGCGAAAAACTCGATCACCAGGTACTGATGGATAAGGTTGTGCGTTACACGGCGGCAGTGCCTGCCCGGGTGGTTTATCTGACGGCGGGCATTGACTCGCAGCGAAACCGTTTTGAGATGTATGTCTGGGGATGGGCTCCGGGAGAGGAAGCCTTTCTGGTGGATAAAATCATCATTATGGGGCGTCCCGATGAGGAAGAGACGCTGTTACGTGTGGATGCGGCGATCAACAAAAAATACCGCCATGCAGACGGAACCGAAATGACCATTTCCCGTGTCTGCTGGGACATCGGGGGGATCGATGGCGAAATCGTTTATCAGAGGTCAAAAAAACACGGTGTTTTCCGGGTGCTGCCGGTAAAAGGCGCATCTGTCTATGGCAAGCCGGTGATCACCATGCCAAAAACCCGCAATCAGCGGGGCGTGTATCTGTGTGAAGTGGGGACGGACACCGCAAAAGAAATTCTCTATGCCCGTATGAAAGCCGATCCCACGCCTGCGGATGAAGCCACGTCGTATGCCATCCGTTTTCCTGATGATCCGGAGATTTTTTCGCAGACAGAGGCGCAGCAACTGGTTGCGGAAGAGCTTGTGGAGAAGTGGGAAAAAGGAAAGATGCGTCTGCTGTGGGATAACAAAAAGCGGCGTAACGAAGCGCTGGACTGCCTGGTGTATGCCTACGCGGCATTACGTGTGTCCGTGCAGCGCTGGCAGCTTGATCTGGCTGTACTGGCAAAATCCCGGGAAGAAGAGACGACCCGGCCAACCCTTAAAGAACTGGCAGCGAAGCTGTCCGGAGGAGTGAATGGTTACAGTCGCTGAACTGCAGGCGCTGCGTCAGGCGCGCCTTGATTTATTAACCGGTAAACGGGTGGTGTCTGTCCAGAAAGATGGTCGCAGAATTGAATATACGGCGGCTTCTCTGGATGAGCTTAACCGGGCGATCAATGATGCGGAGTCGGTACTGGGGACAACCCGACGTCGCCGTCGTCCGCTGGGAGTGAGGTTATGAAACTAACGCCTGTCCTGATTGATGTGAACGGCGTTCCGCTTCGTGAGAGTCTCAGCTACAACGGGGGCGGCGCAGGATTTGGCGGGCAAATGGCGGAGTGGTTGCCACCGGCGCAGAGTGCCGATGCGGCCCTGCTGCCCGCGTTGCGTCTGGGGAATGCCCGGGCAGATGATCTGGTGCGCAATAACGGAATAGCGGCTAATGCGGTGGCCCTGCATAAAGATCACATTGTCGGGCATATGTTTCTGATCAGCTACCGTCCGAACTGGCGCTGGCTGGGGATGCGGGAGACTGCAGCAAAAAGCTTTGTCGATGAGGTGGAGGCGGCCTGGTCGGAATACGCCGAAGGGATGTTTGGCGAGATCGACGTGGAAGGAAAACGCACCTTCACGGAATTTATCCGTGAAGGTGTGGGCGTTCATGCGTTTAACGGCGAAATATTTGTGCAGCCGGTCTGGGATACGGAAACCACGCAGTTATTCCGTACGCGTTTTAAAGCCGTGAGTCCGAAACGGGTGGACACGCCAGGACACGGTATGGGGAACCGTTTTCTGCGGGCCGGTGTGGAGGTCGATCGATATGGCCGTGCCGTTGCGTACCACATCTGTGAGGATGATTTTCCGTTCTCTGGTAGTGGAGGATGGGAACGGATCCCGCGTGAACTTCCCACCGGGCGTCCGGCCATGCTGCATATTTTCGAGCCGGTGGAGGACGGGCAGACCCGTGGGGCTAATCAGTTTTACAGCGTCATGGAGCGGCTGAAGATGCTCGATTCCCTGCAGGTAACACAGCTTCAGTCGGCCATTGTGAAGGCCATGTATGCAGCCACAATCGAAAGTGAACTTGATACCGAAAAGGCCTTTGAATATATCGCCGGTGCGCCGCAGGGGCAGAAGGATAATCCGCTTATTAATATTCTGGAGAAGTTCTCCAACTGGTATGACACGAATCACGTGACGCTGGGCGGTGTCAAAATTCCGCACCTTTTCCCCGGGGATGATCTGAAACTGCAGACCGCGCAGGATTCAGACAATGGATTTTCTGCGCTTGAACAGGCGCTGCTGCGGTATATCGCCGCCGGTCTTGGCGTTTCCTACGAACAGTTGTCCCGTGACTACTCGAAGGTCAGTTACTCAAGTGCCCGCGCCTCCGCCAATGAGTCGTGGCGCTATTTTATGGGGCGGCGAAAATTTATTGCGGCCCGGCTGGCTACGCAGATGTTTTCCTGCTGGCTGGAAGAGGCACTTCTTCGGGGGATTATTCGTCCGCCACGGGCACGTTTTGATTTTTATCAGGCGCGATCAGCCTGGTCACGGGCAGAGTGGATTGGTGCCGGAAGAATGGCCATTGACGGGCTCAAGGAAGTCCAGGAATCAGTGATGCGCATTGAGGCCGGACTGAGCACGTATGAGAAAGAGCTGGCGCTGATGGGCGAGGATTATCAGGACATTTTCCGCCAGCAGGTCAGGGAATCTGCAGAGCGGGAAAAAGCCGGACTCTCACGTCCGGTGTGGATAGCGCAGGCGTATCAGCAGCAGATAGCGGAGAGTCGCAGGCCGGAAGAGGAGACAACACCACGTGAGACGTAATCTTTCACACATTATTGCAGCAGCATTCAATGAACCGCTGCTTCTGGAGCCCGCCTATGCGCGGGTTTTCTTTTGCGCGCTCGGGCGCGAGATGGGGGCAGCAAGTCTTTCGGTACCACAACAACAGGTACAGTTTGATGCTCCCGGAATGCTGGCTGAAACGGACGAGTATATGGCCGGAGGTAAACGACCGGCCCGTGTTTACCGGGTGGTGAACGGTATTGCTGTACTGCCGGTGACCGGCACGCTGGTGCACCGGCTGGGTGGTATGCGGCCATTTTCCGGAATGACAGGCTATGACGGCATTGTCGTCTGTCTTCAGCAGGCAATGGCGGATAGCCAGGTGCGGGGCGTACTGCTGGACATTGACAGTCCGGGCGGGCAGGCCGCCGGCGCGTTTGACTGCGCTGACATGATTTACCGCCTCCGTCAGCAGAAGCCGGTCTGGGCACTGTGCAATGACACGGCCTGTTCTGCAGCCATGCTGCTGGCGTCGGCCTGCTCCCGACGGCTGGTTACCCAGACATCCCGTATCGGCTCCATTGGCGTGATGATGAGCCATGTCAGCTATGCCGGTCATCTGGCGCAGGCCGGTGTGGATATCACGCTGATTTACTCAGGGGCGCACAAGGTGGATGGCAATCAGTTTGAAGCGTTGCCGGCAGAGGTTCGCCAGGACATGCAGCAGCGGATTGATGCGGCGCGCCGGATGTTTGCCGAAAAAGTGGCGATGTTTACCGGTCTGTCTGTTGATGCCGTCACGGGAACAGAGGCCGCCGTTTTTGAAGGTCAGTCCGGCATTGAAGCCGGGCTGGCGGATGAATTAATCAATGCGTCGGATGCCATCAGTGTGATGGCCACGGCGCTGAACAGTAATGTCAGAGGAGGCACTATGCCGCAATTAACTGCAACGGAAGCCGCCGCGCAGGAGAACCAGCGAGTGATGGGGATCCTGACATGCCAGGAAGCGAAAGGACGTGAACAGCTTGCCACGATGCTGGCAGGACAACAGGGTATGAGCGTTGAACAGGCCCGGGCGATTCTGGCCGCGGCGGCACCGCAGCAGCCGGTGGCATCCACGCAGAGTGAAGCCGATCGCATTATGGCGTGTGAAGAAGCGAACGGTCGTGAACAACTGGCGGCGATGCCGGAGATGACGGTGGAAAAAGCCCGCCCGATCCTGGCTGCTTCACCGCAGGCGGATGCCGGACCATCACTCCGTGATCAGATCATGGCACTGGATGAGGCAAAAGGGGCTGAGGCGCAGGCTGAACAGCTGGCTGCCTGCCCGGGCATGACTGTGGAGAGCGCCCGGGCTGTGCTGGCGGCGGGAGCAGGTAAGGCAGAACCGGTCTCTGCATCCACAACCGCCATGTTTGAACATTTCATGGCGAACCATTCACCGGCAGCGGTACAGGGTGGCGTGCCACAGACGTCAGCAGACGGTGATGCGGACGTGAAAATGCTCATGGCCATGCCATGAAGTCAGTGCTGACTATCAATAGGAGGTTTTTACAATATGGTAACGAAAACCATCACTGAACAGCGTGCGGAAGTACGTATTTTTGCCGGTAATGATCCGGCTCATACCGCCACAGGCAGCAGCGGGATTTCCTCGGCAACACCGGCACTGACACCCCTGATGCTGGATGAGGCCACCGGGAAACTGGTGGTCTGGGACGGACAGAAAGCCGGTAGTGCGGTTGGCATACTGGTACTGCCGCTTGAAGGCACAGAGACGGCGCTGACGTATTACAAGTCGGGGACCTTTGCGACGGAGGCAATCCGCTGGCCTGAAAGTGTGGATGAACACAAAAAGGCCAACGCCTTTGCCGGCAGTGCCCTGAGTCACGCGGCGCTGCCGTAACACGTTATCAGGCCACCGCGGTGGCCTGACTGATTTCTGAATGAAAGGAACTGATTTATGGGATTGTTTACGACCCGCCAGTTACTCGGTTATACCGAACAAAAAGTGAAATTTCGTGCGCTGTTTCTGGAGCTGTTTTTCCGCCGTACGGTGAATTTCCATACAGAAGAGGTGATGCTGGACAAAATTACCGGAAAAACGCCGGTGGCGGCCTATGTCTCCCCGGTTGTTGAAGGAAAAGTGCTGCGTCATCGTGGTGGTGAAACCCGCGTGTTGCGTCCGGGCTACGTCAAGCCGAAACACGAATTTAATTACCAGCAGGCGGTTGAGCGCCTTCCTGGTGAAGATCCGGCTCAACTGAACGATCCGGCTTACCGCCGTCTGCGTATCATTACCGATAACCTCAAACAGGAAGAGCACGCGATTGTCCAGGTGGAAGAAATGCAGGCGGTAAATGCTGTGCTGTATGGTAAATACACCATGGAAGGGGAGCAGTTTGATACTGTCGAGGTGGATTTCGGACGCTCTGAAGGAAATAACATTGAGCAGGCCGACGGTAAAAAATGGTCTGAGCAGGACCGTGATACGTTTGATCCGACGCATGATATTGACCTCTACTGCGATCAGGCCAGCGGTCTTGTGAATATTGCCATCATGGACGGTACCGTCTGGCGTCTGCTGAATGGTTTTAAGCTGTTCCGCGAAAAACTGGATACCCGTCGCGGCTCAAATTCACACCTCGAAACGGCAGTGAAAGATCTGGGTGCGGTAGTGTCCTTTAAAGGGTATTACGGCGATCTGGCCATTGTGGTGGCGAAAACGTCTTATGTGGCAGAGGACGGTACCGAAAAACGCTATCTGCCGGATGGGACACTGGTACTGGGAAATACGGCGGCAGAAGGTATTCGTTGCTACGGTGCCATTCAGGATGCACAGGCATTGTCTGAAGGTGTGGTGGCCTCTTCCCGTTACCCGAAACACTGGCTGACAGTGGGTGACCCGGCCCGTGAATTCACCATGACGCAGTCCGCGCCGTTGATGGTGCTGCCGGATCCGGATGAGTTTGTGGTGGTGCAGGTGAAATAATCCGTGAGCGGGGGCGAAATGTCCCCGTGTCTTTTTGCACAGGAGGCTGAGATGGCAACAAAAGAAGAAAATCTGAATCGTCTTCATGAACTGGCTGGCCTGCTGGGGCGCGAGGCGGATATGTCGGGGAGTGCTGCGGATATTGCTCTACGTGTGTCTGAGTGGGAAGAGGAACTTGCTGCTTCCCGGGAGAGCATTATGCACGCTGATGAGAGCGTATCTGAGCAAAATTACACTGACGACGGCAGGCAGTTGAACAACACTGATATTCCGGATGATGTTAAAGCTGTCCGGGTGCGCAAGTGCCTGCATGTGATGGGATATTGCCCGGAGACAGGCCGTCCCGTTGAGCTGACGTTCCGGGGTATGCGTGTTCTGGTGCCATCATCACTGGCGACAGCCATGATACAGCACGGAACGGCTGAGTATGCGTGATTTTCAGAATGTCTTTGATGCTGCCCTTTCCGGGGTGGACAGTACGATTGTTGAAGTGATGGGCATCAGGGCGCAGTTCACCTCCGGTGCACAGCGTGGCGGCGAGGTTCATGGCGTTTTTGACGATCCGGAGTCGCTGGGTTTTGCCAGTAATGGGATCCGTATTGAGGGAAGCAACCCGTCATTATTTGTGCTGACGGATACGGTTCGTGCTGTGCGGCGTGGTGACACGCTGACCATTAACGGTGAGGTGTTCTGGGTGGATCGTGTTTCTCCGGATGACGGGGGCAGTTGTTATCTCTGGCTCAACCGGGGGCAACCACCTGCTGCCAGCCGTCGTCGCTGAAAGGGGGATGTATGGCCATAAAAGGTCTTGAGCAGGCCGTTGAAAACCTCAGCCGTATCAGTAAAACGGCGGTATCCGGTGCTGCCGCAATGGCCATTAACCGCGTGGCCACAACGGCGATTAATCAGTCTTCGTCTCAGGTCGCCCGTGAAACCAGGGTGCCGAGAAAACTGGTTAAAGAGAGAGCCAGACTGAAACGGGCGACGGTCAGAAATCCAAATGCAAAAATTATCGTTAACCGCGGTGATCTCCCTGTTATTAAGCTGGGGATCAGGATGCTTGGTCATCGCCCGAACAGCATACTCAAAGCCGGTCAGCATCGTTATCAGCGGGCATTCATCCAGCGACTGAATAATGGGCGCTGGCATGTTATGCAACGTCTGCCAGAAGCCAGGTATGCGAAGGGCAATGACGATAAGGGAAGGAAAAAGCGTAATCGTCTTCCCATTCAGGTGGTGAAAATTCCGATGGCGGCCCCACTGAAACAGGCTTTTGATGAGAACGTTAACCGTATCCGACGCGAACGTCTGCCAAAAGAACTGAGCTATGCGCTGAAACAACAACTGAGGATAGTAATAAAGCGATGAAACATACTGAACTCCGTGCAGCCGTACTGGATGCACTGGAAAAACATGACACCGGGGCGACGCTTTTTGATGGTCGCCCCGCTGTTTTTGATGAGGCGGATTTTCCGGCAGTTGCCGTTTATCTCACCGGCGCTGAATACACGGGCGAAGAGCTGGACAGCGATACCTGGCAGGCTGAGCTGCATATCGAAGTTTTCCTGCCTGCTCAGGTGCCGGATTCAGAGCTGGATTCGTGGATGGAGTCCCGGATTTATCCGGTGATGAGCGATATCCCGGCACTGTCAGATTTGATCACCAGTATGGTGGCCAGTGGCTATGACTACCGGCGCGACGATGATGCTGGCCTGTGGAGTTCAGCCGATCTGACTTATGTCATTACCTATGAAATGTGAGGACGATATGCCTGTACCAAATCCAGTAATGCCGGTGAAAGGGGCCGGGACCACACTGTGGGTTTATAAGGGGAACGGTGACCCTTATGCAAACCCGCTGTCAGATGATGAGTGGACGCGTCTGGCAAAAATAAAGGATCTGACCCCCGGCGAGATGACGGCGGAATCCTACGACGATAACTATCTGGATGATGAGGATGCTGACTGGGTATCCACCGGGCAGGGGCAGAAATCCGCCGGTGACACCAGTTTTACGCTGGCCTGGAAGCCCGGCGAGAAAGGGCAGCGCGATTTGATCGCCTGGTTTGACAGCAGTGAGACCCTGGCCTACAAAATCCGTTTCCCGAATGGCACGGTGGATGTGTTCCGTGGCTGGGTGAGCGCCATTGGTAAAGCGGTGACCGCCAAAGAGGTGATCACCCGTACCGTGAAGATCACCAATATCGGTCGTCCGTCGCTGGCGGAAGATCAGGGGGACATCACACCGGTCACCGGTATTACCGTGACGCCACCAACGGGCAATGTGGCAAAAGGTCAGAATATCACCCTGACCGTGGCTGTTCAGCCGGAATGGGCGACGGATAAAACCTTCCGCGCCACGTCGGCGAATCAGAATTTTGCGACCATTACCGTGAAAGGGAACACGATCACCGTGAAAGGTGTTGCGGCAGGTAAAGCGCAGATCCCTGTTGTCACCAGCAATGGTGAGTTTGCGGCGGTGGCGGAGATCACCGTCACGGATGGCGCTGCAGGCTGAGGGGGGAGATAAAGCATGTTTCTGAAAACAGAACAATTTGAATATAACGGCGTGTCCGTCACCCTTTCCGAACTGTCTGCGCTGCAGCGTATTGAGCATCTTGCCCTCCTGAAACGGCGGGCAGAAGAGGCTGAAGCCAGCGGCAACCTGCAGGTGAGCGTGGAAGACCTTGTCAGAACCGGGGCGTTTCTGGTGGCGATGTCCCTGTGGCATAACCATCCACAGAAAACGCAGTCACCGTCAATGAATGAGGCCGTGATGAAGATAGAGCAGGAAGTGCTCACCACCTGGCCTGCTGATGCCATTGCCCGGGCGGAAGAAGTGGTGTTGTGCCTGTCCGGGATGATCGAAGCTGTTCGTCCGGATACTGATATCACCGAAGTGGCGAAAAATAACGTGCTGACTGATGATTTTTCTGCGGGAAAGTCTTCGACGGCGAGCTGAATTTTGCCCTCAGACTGGCGCGTGAGATGGGGAGACCCGACTGGCGCGCCATGCTTGCCGGGATGACATCCACCGAATATGCCGACTGGCACCGTTTTTACCGCACGCATTATTTTCAGGATACCCAACTGGATATGCATTTTTCCGGGCTGACGTACGCCGTACTCAGCCTGTTTTTTTGCGATCCGGATATGCATCCGGCGGATTTCAGTCTGCTGGCTCCCCGGCGAGAGGAAGAGCAGACGGAGATGCCGGATGAGGAAGACATGCTGATGCAGAAAGCGGCAGGACTTGCCGGAGGCGTCCGGTTCTGTGGGGTGGGAGGGGGCGATATTTCACCTTCTGCGGATGTGGTGGATGTCAGCGAAGATGATGTTGAATTAATGATGGCTTCAGCGGGGATTTCCGGAGGTGTGAGATATGTCCCAGCCGGTTGGTGATCTTGTTATTGACCTGAGTCTGGATGCGGTCCGCTTCGATGAGCAGATGACCCGCGTAAGGCGTCATTTTTCAGGACTGGAGGCTGACGCCAGAAAAACCGCCAGTGCTGTTGAGCAGGGGCTGAGCCGCCAGGCGCTGGCTGCACAAAAAGCCGGGATTTCCGTCGGGCAGTATAAAGCCGCCATGCGTACCCTTCCCGCACAGTTTACGGATATCGCTACCCAGCTTGCCGGTGGTCAGAATCCCTGGCTCATCCTGCTGCAACAGGGAGGTCAGGTGAAGGACTCCTTCGGCGGGATGATCCCCATGTTCCGGGGGCTTGCCAGTGCGATCAGCATGCCGATGGTCGGTGTCACCTCGCTGGCGGTGGCGACCGGTGCGCTGGCGTACGCCTGGTACCAGGGGGATTCCACGCTTTCTGCGTTTAATAAAACCCTGGTTCTTTCCGGTAATCAGTCAGGACTGACGGCAGAGCGCATGCTGACGCTCTCCAGAGCCGGGCAGGCGGCAGGGCTGACGTTTAACCAGGCGGGTGAGTCACTGGCAGCCCTGGTCAGTGCCGGTGTGCGTGGTGGTGAACAGTTTGATGCCATTAACCAGAGTGTCGCGCGTTTTGCGTCTGCCTCCGGTGTTGAAGTGGACAAGGTTGCAGAGGCTTTCGGAAAACTGACCACCGACCCGACGTCGGGGCTGATTGCGATGGCACGCCAGTTCCGTAACGTGACGGCGGAGCAGATTGCGTATGTTGCTCAGTTGCAGCGTTCCGGCGATGAGGCCGGGGCATTGCAGGCGGCGAACGAGGCCGCAACGAAAGGGTTTGATGACCAGACCCGCCGCCTGAAAGAGAACATGGGCACGCTGGAGACCTGGGCAGACAGGACAGCACGGGCATTCAAATCCATGTGGGATTCGGTGCTGGATATTGGTCGCCCGGACACTGCCCGGGAAATGCTGGAGAAAGCAGAAAAGGCTTTTGATGAGGCGGACAAAAAATGGCAGTGGTATCAGAGCCGGAGCCACCGGCGCGGTAAAACATCCGCATTTCTTGCCAATCTCCGGGGAGCATGGGAGGACAGAGCGAATGCGCAACTTGGGCTTTCAGCCGCCACGTTGCAGGCCGATCTTGAAAAGGCCAGAGAGATGGCAGCAAAGGACTGGGCCGAGTCTGAGGCATCACGGCTGAAATATACCGAAGAGGCGCAGAAGGCTTATGAACGCCTGCAGACGCCGCTGGAG